TGTGGTATCCTGTATATACAATGATTGATCAACCTTCATCCAATGAAATATGATGACTAAATTCAAAGACTATCAAATTGATTTTTTCAACAAAGCACAAGAGCGATTTGGTCGCTCCATTATCTCAAAAACAGAAGCCCTGGAGTTGGCAAGTGAAATGGGTCGCAAGACTGCGACTTGGTTTGTTAATCCAAAGTTTCGTGTTGCTAGGAATCAATTCCAGATTCCTGCATTTGATGGACCTCAAATGGTTGCTCAAGTTGTACCTATTAAACCTGAAGTTTCATTGGAACAACCTATGATTGTAAAACCTGTTCCTGTTGTTGACACAACCCCTGTATATGTTCCTTCAAAAGATCCAAATTATGTTAAGTTTGGTTTCTATAAAAATCTTGCTAGAATTGTCAAGTCTGGACAATTTTATCCTGTGTGGATTCAAGGACTTTCTGGTAATGGTAAAACTATGATGGTTGAACAAGTTGCAGCAGAACTGAAAAGAGAACTTTTCAGAATTAATATTACTGCTGAAACTGATGAAGATGATTTGTTAGGCCATTATACCTTGGTTGATGGTCAAACCATTTGGGAAGATGGTCCAGTTGTAAAAGCTATGGAGCGTGGTGCACTTCTTCTCTTAGATGAAATTGATTATGCAACTATGAAGATTGCTTGTTTACAACCTGTACTTGAAGGTAAAGGTGTTTACTTGAAAAAAGTAAATCGTTGGGTTGAACCTAGTCATGGTTTTAATGTTGTAGCAACTGCTAATACTAAAGGTAAAGGTAGTGAAGATGGTAGATTCATTGGTACAAATATTATGAATGAAGCTTTCCTTGAAAGATTTCCAATTACCATTGAACAAGAATATCCTTCAGTTGCAGTTGAAAAAAATATTGTTACAAAGCTCTTGGATTCACTTGGATGTCCAGATCCAGACTTTGCAGCAAAACTTGTTTCATGGTCTGATATTATCCGCAAAACTTTTTATGATGGTGGCGTGGATGAGATTATTGCTACAAGACGCTTAGCTCATATTTGTAAAGCATATTCTATCTTTGGTGATAGACTTCAAGCAATTGAATTGTGTATTAATAGGTTTGATGAAGAAACTAAAACTTCATTCAAAGATCTGTATACTAAAGTTGATGCAGATGTTATTGACAAACCTGAGGAAGTGAAACAAGAAGAACCTGAATTAACAGAAGATTCTGATCTTAATCCATTCTAATAAATAGAGTGATGGGTATTTTCCCATCACTTTTTTAATGCTCTCGTGAAGGTAAGCCTATGGATATAAAAGTAAAAATTGAAGATTTGCGTAAAAAGAAAATTTTTGTTGCAACTCCAATGTATGGTGGTATGTGTTCTGGTATGTATACTAGATCATGTATTGATTTGTCTAATATGGCAAATAAGTATGATATAGATGTAAAGTTTTTTTATATATTTAATGAATCTTTAATAACACGAGCTAGAAATTATCTTGTGGATGAATTTTTAAGAGCTGAAGAATATACACATTTGTTGTTTATAGATTCTGATATTGCTTTTAATCCAAATGATGCTATTTCTTTAGCAGCAATTTGTAATGATGATAAATATCCAATTGTTGCTGGTCCTTATCCAAAAAAGACAATAGCGTGGGAAAAGATTAGAAATGCAGTTGATGCAGGATTGGGAGATGAAAATCCAATGATCCTTGATAAATTTTCTGGTGATTTTGTATTTAATCCAGTATCTTTAAGTAATGGAAAAATATCATTGAATGAACCAGTTGAAGTTTTAGAAGCTGGAACTGGATTTATGATGATAGATAGATCTGTTTTTTTAAAATATAAAGAGGCATATCCACAATTCAATTATAAACCAGATCATAATAGAACAGAAAATTTTAAAGGTGATAGATATATTCATGCTTATTTTGATACTATCATAGATAATGATGAATGGATGGGTGAAGGAAATTCAATGGGATCTGATAGATATCTTTCAGAAGATTATATGTTTTGTCAATTGGTTAGAAAATTAGGATTATCTGTTTGGTTATGTCCATGGATGTCTATTTCTCATGTTGGACATTATGTTTTTGCAGGAACTATGCAAGATCTCGGTAGATTACAATATGCATCTCATGGAATGGATACAACAACAAGGCCTTTAAAAGATGTAAGGAAAAAGCAATTAAAATCTAGAATAAAAAAATGAAATATAAAGAACAAGAAATTTTAAATCTTTTGGAAGATTATATAAATTCTACTTATTCTGCTCACTATGTAAGTGAAAAAAATTCAGAAGATTTTCAAATACAAGATTTATTTTCGCATATAGGAATAGCGGAAGAATTTTGTCGAGGAGCGGCATTAAAATATCTTGTTAGATTTGGAAAAAAGGAAGGTAAGAATAAAAAGGATCTTTTAAAGACAATGCATTATGTTGTGTTAATGTATTATTATGCGTTTTTAACTGAAAAAAAACTTGACAAATAAACAATCAAATGATAAAATATTATTATTAATAACTTATATAAGGAAATATTATGGAACTATCTAAAGAAACACAAGACATTCTTAAAAATTTTTCTGAGATAAATCAGTCTCTCGCTTTTAAACAAGGATCTGAAGTTAAAACTGTTTCACCTCAAAAAAATATTTTAGCAACCGCAACAGTCAAGGAACATTTTCCACAAGACTTTGCTGTTTATGAATTAAATAAATTCTTAGGAACTTTGGCAATGTTTAATAAGCCGACATTTGAATTTAATGGCAATCATGTTAAAATGATTGAGGGAAAGAAAAGAGTAAAATACATTTATGCTGATCCAAGTATGTTTGTTTCACCGCCTGAAAAAGCAATTGAATTTCCTCAACCTGAAATTGAATTTGATTTAACTCAAGCTGATTTAGATTCTTTATTAAGAGCTTCAGCAGTTCTTCATCTTCCAGAAATTGGAGTTGTGGGTAATGGTTCTAAAATGGAACTTACTGTTATGGATGTTAATAATTCATCTACTGACGAAGTTGGTATTGAAGTTGGTGATACAGATAAAACATTTAAAGTTGTCTTTAAACATGAAAATCTAAAATTAATGAGAGATGATTATCATGTACAAATTTCTTCCAGAGGAATATCTCATTTTAAAGCAAAGGCAATTGATATTCAATATTGGATTGCGACAGAATCTTCTTCAAATTTTGGATAATTATGGCAAAGCAAAAAAAAATTTACAATCTTCTTTTTACTAGAAAAAATTCTAGTATGATAATGACTAGAGTTTTTAAAACAAAAAAAGAAGTCAATGCAGAAGCAAAAATGGTAAAAGATAATCCAGCTTTAGAATTTGTAGAAATAACTGAAACAAAAATAGGAGCATGAATCAAGATATTCTTTGGGTAGAAAAATATAGACCACAAACAATTCAAGATTGTATTCTTCCAAATACAATTAAAGATTCTTTACAAGAATTTGTAGATAAAAACCATGTACCAAATCTTTTACTTTCAGGCGGAGCAGGTATTGGTAAAACTACATCTGCGGTTGCACTTTGTAAAGAAACTAATTCAGATTACATTATTATAAATGGATCTGAAGAATCTGGTATAGATCTTTTGAGATCTAAATTAGATCAATATTGTTCATCTGTTTCTATGACAGGTGGTAGAAAAGTTGTCATTATAGATGAGGCAGATTATTTAAATCCTTCATCTACACAACCTGCTATGCGTGGTTTTATTGAAAGGTTTTCTTCAAATTGTTCTTTTATTTTTACTTGCAATTTTAAAAATAGAATTATTGATCCAATTCATTCTAGATGTGCGGTCATTGATTACAAAATTGCTAAAAAAGATTCACCAGTAATTGCTTCTTCTTTCTTTAAAAGAATTTGTACCATTCTTGAGGGAGAAGGTGTGAAATATAATCAACAAGTTCTCATTGAATTAGTTAATAAATATTTTCCAGATTTTAGAAGGTGTTTAAATGAACTACAAAGATATAGTGTTTCTGGTGAAATAGATTCTGGTATTTTAGCAAACATATCTGATCAGTCTATTGAAGATTTGATGAATCTTCTTAAAGATAAAAAGTTTAATGATATGAGAAAGTGGGTTGCTGAAAATTTAGATAATGATTCTACAAAAATTTTTAAAAAATTATATGAAGCGCTAAATACTAAAGTACAAGAAAATTCAATTCCACAAGTTGTTATAACACTTGCTGATTATCAATATAAATCTGCTTTTGTTGCGGATCAAGAACTTAACATGGTTGCATGTTTAACAGAGGTTATGGCTGATGCTAGCTTTAAGTAAAGAAGAAACAATAAGTATCTATAATGATTATGTTGGTTTCTATGATGAATTTGCTGACATAGAAGCTTACTATAGATATAAGAAGCGTAAGAGGATGGAAGAATTACCAAGCTCTCTTTCGCTATTTGGGTTAGGTCCAGAGGGAGACTTGTTTGACAACCCAGACCTAGCTCCTGAAGATATGGAATTTGAAATTGTCCATACTTCAGATAAACCTGCCGAGGGAAAAATGTTGACAAAAGATTATACAACACTTTTGGAATTAACAGCATCATTCAACGCAGATAATTCCCCCGGCAGGTCTTCTCGTTTTGGTATTAAGGAAAAGACAACTAATAAGTATGTTGGTTTCATTAAATTGGGTTCTCCTGTAATCAATATTAAACCAAGAAATTTATTTTTCAATGTTAAACAAACACCTTTAAAACTTGCTAATAAGCATTTTGTTAATGGATTTAACATTGTTCCTTCACAACCATTTGGATATAATTGTCTTGGTGGAAAACTGATTGCTCTTATTTGTGTTTGTCATGAATTGAGAGAGTTTGTAAACAATAAGTATGATGAAATGGAAGCATTGTTTTTTGAAACTACTTCATTATATGGGTCTATAAAAGGAACAAGTCAGTATGATGGTTTAAAACCTTACATCAGATATAAAGGTGATACTGATAGCAAATTGCTTTTAAATTTATCAGATGAGATTTATAAAAAGATTCGTTTAAATCTTGAAGAAAGAAATGGTGGCCCACTTGTTCCGGATGATCAAGAGATACCCACAAGCAGAAAGTTTAGAACTCAAGCAAAAATTCTTTCCATTCTCAAAGAAAATTTAAAAACTCATGATATGCAAAAGTACAATGCCTTAATGGAAATTATAAAAGAAAAGATGGCTATCACTACACAGAAAAGATACTATGTTTCTGATTATGGTTTTGCTAATACAAAGGAATATATTTTTGGTGAGACTGATAAACTAGAAAAGAAATCAAACTTTGATAATTATTATTTTGATAATATTATTAAGTGGTGGAAAAATAAAGCACAAAGAAGATGGGAATCTGTCAGAGCAGATGGTAGATTGAGAAAAGATCTAGAATTTTGGAGTGTAGATAATATTGATAAAATTGATATAATTAGGTGAGAAATATATGGATTCCTCATATTGAAAAAACTGGTGGAATGACTTTAGTGCATTCTTTGGAAAAAACTAATTTACTTTTTCATAAAGAAAAAAACTTTCAAATCTATCATAATAATGGATATTATTTACATATACATCATAATAATCCTTTTAAGAAAAAAATGAGAGATTGGTTGAAAATTTTAATTGTTAGAGAACCTATTTCTAGATATATTAGTGCTTTTAATTTTCAAAAATGGATAAATTGGGTTAGATATAAAGAAGTTGATAAAAGAACAATTGAAGAATTTATGAATTCATATGAACATAAATCACATATTGAATATTTAAATGGTCCTTTAAATGACATTATTTTTTCATTTGATAATATAAAAAATATATTTGATTATATTATTGATATTTCTGAACTTCATAAAGTTTTCAAATTAATAGAAGATAATTTTTTGGAGTTTGGTATTGAATGGAAAAATTATAATGTTTCTGAAAAAAATATAAAATATTTAAATAAAGAAGCAAAAACTAATTTTAAAGTTTTTAAAAAGGAAGATTTAAATGAAGATCAATTAAATAAATTAAAAATACTTTTGAAAGATGATATAGAGTTTTATGAGTTTGTTCTATGATGTAGAAGTTAAAAAGAATTGTTATCAAGTTTTAGTAGTTCCAAATATAACTTATCAAAAACATATTGATAAAGATTCTTTTGTAAAATTTTTTTCTGATATAGTAAGAGAAATTGGTAAAATAAGAGATGATCTTATTTGGCATGTACCATTGACTTCTTATTCTAGTTTATTGAATCTTCCTAATGTGAAACAATACCAACTTGAATTACCAACATATCCAAATTCAATGCGTGGTCATTTTGACTATAATGCATGGTCTAGAATTGTAAATTGGAAACATAAAGACTTTGATTTTGTATATTCTCATTTACCAGAATGGACAGTTAATATTTCAAACTTCTTAGCAAATGCTACTCACTTTGGTAAGATTCCAATTGTTGGATATTGTCATTGGACTGAAACAAAAGAATTTGCTAAGTATGCAAAAACTTATTTTTCTTATAATATGATGGGAACTTTGGAAATGTCATCTTGTGGATTAAATACTGAAACACAAATTGGTAACATTTTAAATGAAGCAGAAACTTATTTTAATACAGAAACACTAAACAAATTAAAATCAATTATGACTGCACAGTATATTGGTGTTAATGAATCAGATATCTCTGATGATATATGTAGAGAACCAGAAAAGGTAATTGTATTTAATCATAGACCACAAGCATATAGAAACTATCCAATGTTTCTAAGTGCGATTAGAAAACTTAGAGAAAAGAGACAAGACTTTACAGTTTGGTGTTCGCTGGCAGATAAGAAAGATGAAGATTATTTTGATATAGAAGGAGTGGATTCTAAACAAGAATATTATGAAAAATTACATAGATGCTCTTTTGGTGTTTTATGTGGAAACCGTTGGGCAATTTCTGCACAAGATGGTATGATTCAAGGACTACCATATTTGTATCAGAGTAGTGATGAGAATAGAGAATTGTTTAGTGAGTTGGGTGCTGAATGTGGTAAATTTTATAATGAAGATCAATTGGTAGATTTGATGGATCGTTACTTGACAGATGTTGACTATAGAAATCAATATGCAGAAGAAACATTATATCATGTAAAGCACAACATGGCGTGGTCTAATAGAATTAAAACACACAATAAAATGATTGATAAAGCAATTAGTGAATTAAAATCTGTTACTGATAGAAGTCAATCAGTCAAAAAAATCTTGACATTTATAGATAGACATGGTAAAGTAAGTAAGAATGAAATCATGAAGTTTATAGGTTGGGGAGTTGGTATTGACTTTTCACCTTATAGACAATATCTTAGAAATCACCCATCAGTTGAATTAGAATGGGATGGACAAATGGAATATTATGTCGCCGTTTGATTTTATAAATGATATAAACTTTGGAAAGAAAAATCTTCTCAAGGATGATGAAAAAGGCATTCTTGAAAAGGAATATAACTCATTTATTATTAATAGAGGTTTGAGTTACTTTTCAGATACAGTTCTCTATGCTAATGAAATGAACTTGAGGCATGAGATGGATAAAAAAATGCAGAATGATTATCTTTTGCATTCAATTCGTTCAAAGAAAAGATTCTCTAAGTGGCATAAGTCTTTGAAAGAAGATAAGCTTGAAATTTTAAAACAGTATTTTAATTATTCAAGCAAAAAAGCTAGAGAAATTTTAGATATTATAACAGATGAACAATACAAAGAAATTCTAAAAGCTTTTGAAAGGGGGGGTACTTCTAAAAACAAGTAAATTATAAATATCTATAATATGAATTTACTATGGGAGTTACTATGTTTAATATTATAGATGATTTAGTTGAAGTTGAATTAAAAAATCCTGATGATTTCTTGAAGATAAAAGAAACTCTTACCAGAATCGGAATTCCTTCAAAAAAAGAAAAAGTTTTATATCAATCTTGTCATATCCTCCATAAGCAAAATAAATATTATATTGTTCATTTTAAAGAATTATTTTCATTGGATGGTAAACCTTCAAATTTTAGTGAGTCAGACAAAGCCAGAAGAAATACAATTGTTGAATTGTTATCAGATTGGGGATTATTAAATATTATTAGTACAGATAAAATTGGAGAAAAAATACCATTAAATCAATTGAGAATTTTACCTTTTAAAGAAAAAGAAAATTGGGTCTTAATGCCAAAATATAATATTGGAAATAAAAAAAGGAGTGATGATGGCAACAACCAAACTTAAATTTTATAAGCATAATCCAGAAGTTATTACACCAACTTTTGCAACAAAAGAATCTGCTTGTTTTGATATTAGTTCTCATTTTAGAAAAGAAATAATATCATTATGGTTGGATGATAGAGATGATAAGCAAGGAAGACCAACAAGACAAGGTTCTGATGGAAGATGGTATGCTTTAATTTATCCTAATGAAAGAATGTTAATTCCAACAGGATTGACACTTGATATTCCAAAAGGATATTCTGTTAGACTTCATGTTAGATCCAGTGTTGCATTAAAGAAAGGATTGTTGTTAGCAAATTCAACAGGAATAATTGATAGTGATTATGTAGATCCTCTTTATTTTATGTTAGTTAATACAGGAAATACTGCAAGGCAAGTTCTTTCAGATGAGAGATATGTTCAAGCTGAATTGATTAAGACTTTAAATCATTCACTTGAAGAAATTTCTGAAGCACCAGAACAAAAAACTGATCGTGAAGGTGGTTTTGGATCAACAGGATAAAAAACTTGACATTTGTTATAAATAGGGGTATAATATGGTTAAATATAAATTAGTGGTAGAAGCTGGCACTTATGCAGCAGATTCACTCATTGAACTATATTGGATAGTTTTTAAACATCGAATCCAACACTTTATGAAAGGTGAAGGATTTCGTGACTGAAGATGCCGATGGTCGGGTCTTCATTTTTTATAACACTCGCTTAATAAAGGAGTATTATGGTTACTACACGCGCACTCACAAATTTTCAATTCCCAAAAGAATTATATAATGTAACAGTTGGTTTCGACCGAATGTTTGATTCTCTATTAAGAGATTGGGGTGAAGTTCATAATTCAATGAATACAAATTTTCCACCTTATAATTTAAGAAAAGATGGAGATTTAAAGTATGTTATTGAACTCGCGGTAGCTGGATTTTCAAAAGATGATATAAAAGTTCATCTTGAAGATGGTGTTCTTACTGTAGAATCAACAGATTCTAAAACTGATGATGATGATAGAGAATATGTACATCAAGGAATTGCAAAAAGATCTTTTAAAAGGTCTTGGACTCTTTCTGATGACATTGAAGTAAAACATGCTGATCTAATAGATGGTATGCTAACAATTGAATTGGAAAAGATTTTTCCAGAAGGTAAAGAACCACGTGAAATACCAATCGGGACTTTCAAAGGATAATTATACTGTAGAACCTATAGAAACAAAAGCAGCGCTAAGTATAGTAATTGAAAATCATTACCTACACCGTGCTGCTCCATGTTCTAAAGCATATGGTATATTTGAAAAGGGCGGGTTCTTTGGAGGCACCTTGAAGGGTGTAGTTTGTTATGGTGTTC